AAGGAATCCTGCATCATGCTCCCGCATAAAGATGTTGCAGTATACTTGCTTCCTGCATGCGTCACTGGAGCTCGATCCATTATGCGTCATATTGCCACAACTGCGGAACACACTCATTTCGTCTCGACATCAGGTTCTTTGATTTCTTTGTCACGAAGCTTCACTCAGAACGTTGTTGAAAGATTTTATCTTTCATCAATTAAGCCGGTGATCAATGTCAAGTACGTCATGAATGATGCGGAATCTTTGGTCTCAAAGTGTTACTCATACAAAGTATCGACGGAGCGAGGTGATTGTGGAGCATTGTTAATTCGACACTGTAATACCAATGCATCGCGTGTCATCGGATTTCATACTGCAGGCGTCGTACATCGTTCTGAAGGGTATTCCACACTTCTTATCAGGGAACAACTGGAGGAGATGATGACTGCATTATCAACGCGTCTAAACCACATTCCTACATCATCAGTTTTGGATGTTGTCGCCAAAGCCCAAGCTCTCGATATCATATCTGATGATCATAAGTCATACTTTGGAGTGAAGAACCTTTTACCCACTTTGCGTCTGGTAGGTGTGATGGCAGCGCAATATGTGCCCAGAATGCCACAAAAGACAAAAATGGCATATACAGCTATCGATGCATACTTAGGCAAACAAGAATGTGCACCGGCCGTGATCTCCGATTTTGACAAACGCGTTCGACCAGGTACCACAGTACTTGTCAATCAAGTGAACGGTTATGGCACCACGACCAAGTTGTTCAACGCTGCCCATTACCGAGAAATCATTGACTTCATGTCCAAGAAATTCAAGCGATATATCACTCCAAAGTACTGTGTAGGATCAACGCTTCGGATTTTATCCTTAGATGAAGCGATTAACGGGGTACCTGGTACAGCTATCAAGGCATTGACGATGTCCACATCTGAAGGCATATTGTTCATGAAGGGTAGAGGCGTTCAAGACCACAACAAACGATGGTTATTCAACGAAGTCGAATCCGAATCTGGGGTGCGATATGAAGCGACATCATATGTCAAAGCAATGATCGCGGAGTATCTTGATATGATGGCACAAGGACTTCAACCTTTGTGTATCTTTTCCGAACATCTTAAGGACGAACGACGGAAAATGAAGCATGTCGTAAATGATGAAGATCCGAACTTTATCCCTAAGTCTCGAAGCTTCACCATTTGTCCTTTCATATACAATATTGTTGTTCGCATGTATACGGCAACCTTTGTAGCCATATTGGAAGAAGCACGAAACGATGTTGCCCCGCAAATCGGTATAGATGTGCGATCAAGTGATTGGACACAGATGTATAATGATCTCGCATCTAACTCTCCACATGCTGTTGCAGGAGATTTTTCCAATTACGATCGCGGGAACCCT